GTCCAGATGCTTCAGCTTGCCGTCCGTGCTGCCGACATACACGTTCTCATGCAGATTGACCAGACAGGCTACGGGGAACTGTGTGTACCGATACCATGCATCCGCAGCATAATTGCAGACGAGGGCTTCCGTGCCATGAACGATGTAATACTCTTGGTTGTCGTTGTCATCGTAGCAGTAGCACGCAGAGGAATCATAATCCTCCAGGGTTTTCCAGATCCTGTCGGAAATCCGCTTGGCCTGCCGTTCGTCCGAGGTCAGGTTGCTGGTGTAGTAGCTGCTGTTCGTCCACTGGTACAGGTCGTTGCCGAAGATCGTGTAGGGGCTGTTCAGCACCAGCCTCACCTGTCCCATTGCGGCGTTGCCCACCGTTCTGTTCACAGGCACAACATAGAAAGCCGGGACGTTCAGCCCGTCTGCCATCGTGGCCTGCGTGGCGGCGATCATCCAGGTACTGTTGCTCTTGTAGCAGACCAGCTGCGAGTAGTGCCGGATCATGCCCGTAATGGGCGTGTTTTCGTCCCCTACCGCGCACTCGTAAAGGTCTGGGAAGTAGTCCGCACGGGGATTCCCGTTGTAGTCGATGCCGGAATAAATGCAGCGGTTCGTGCCGTCCCCGTACAGGAAGATTCGCGTGTCCTGAGATCCGGCGAACAGTTCGTAGTATTTCTGCCCCTCGACCTGTGACCGCATCTCGCCGTCATCGTCTGCGGCGGTGTAGCCGATCTCGTAGGAGTTGGTTGCCTGCGCGGGCGGCGAGGTAAACGTGACCGTGCCGTTCGTGGTATCCGCAGACCAGCCTGTCGTGACGGCGTTCCCCGTGGCGTTGTCGAGGACATAGTCCACGCTTTGCAGATTCTTCTCCGGCAGCTGGAACGTGTCGCCCGTGCCGTCCGGGGAGATCCAGACGCGGCGTTTCGCCGTCAGCCGGTTCACGTTCTCCAACTGTGCGGATTCGTCCGTGGACGTGCCGTTGTTGGGCGGGATCGCCGTCCAGACCAGCGGGACATAGCCGTCCACTTCCTGATAGGTCGTGCCGTCCCACTGGCGGTACTTGGAGCCATCGAGGATGTACACTTTGTTTTCAAAGGGGAATATCTGCACATCGCCGGTCGTGTCCACCGCGCCCAGTTCCGTTGCCGCAAACTCATCGTTGAAGTCATCCCAGAACATATAGAGCTTGCCGTTGCAGGCCCCCAGCATATATTCCTTGCCGCCGACAAAACCGACCCACAGCCCCTTGATGGGCTTGTTCAGTTCCAGATCGATTAGCGTTTTCATGCCGGGGCGTCTCTGGAGGTTGCCGTCTCGCGTGATTCGCCAGTTGCGGATCTCGGAAGCCTCGCCCATCTTGAGCTTGGTGTCGCCGTCAGGGTTCTGGTTCAGACCGATGAACGCTTTCAGGGGAAAGACTTTTTCATTGGTGGCCGCTTTAATGGTCGCCATTCATCTCACCACCTACTAAACCATCCGTAGCCGAGGCTGTCGCCAGACCAGCTGTACACGTCCTCGATGTCCTCGCTCTCCTGCGGCAGCCCTCTTGCCAGCATGGCTTTCAGTTCGTCATACCGCTGATTGAAAAACGACGCGGCTGTCGGATTTTCGTCAAGCAGCAGATGCGCCGCCAGACCATACGGCATCACGCTCTGGCAGATGTAGTCATCCAGACCGATGGGGGTATCGAAATCCTCGATGATGCCCACGATAGGCCGTCTGCCCTTTTCTGCCGTGTTGTCCTGGAACGTGTCGGAGTAGGGGTACAGTTCCCCTCTCAACACATTCAAAATAAAAAGTGTTCTGTTTTTATATTCTCTGGTGTCGGAGGTGTCTGTCGCGCCGCTCTGTTCGTTGACTTCGTCCATCAAGCCCATTGCGGCATCAAACACATCCTGTGCGGTTGTCGCCATTATTTCACCTCCGAAAACCCTATCTTTCTAAGGAAGTCCTCAAATGTCATGTAAGGCACGGAGGTCATGGGAGTCTCCGCTGCCACTTTGAAATAGCCCTCCCGCAGTTTCTCTTTCGTGAGTCCGTCAGCGTGGGGCTGAATACTATTAATGAAAAATACGCGCATGGCGGCGAAGTTCGCCTCTTCCTCTTCGGGGAGGATTTCGTGTCCGTCTTGCGAGTTCCAGTACATTCTGGCGATGGCCTGAGACAGGAACGTGAGGATCTTCTCTTCCTCCACGCCGCGCTTCCGCAGTTCCTCTTCCGTCCAGCCCATGTTCTCGATAAACGCCCTCCAGCCGTAGCCGTGGCAGTAGTGGTCGTGCTTGCCGCGCACGGTGCTGTCTGCCCTGTTGTGCCAGATGTACACGGTCTGGGGAACGTACAGCACGTTCTCCGTGATGTTGTGGACGATGGAGTTGAACGCCACGTCCTCGTTGTATCTGCTTAAGTTGAACTTCAGATCGTGTTCACGGACGAACTTGTAGGAGTAGCACTTGCCGTGCATCCACACATAGTTCGCCCCGTGGGGAACCATCGTTTTCTTTTCCGTCTCCTCGACAAACTGCCCCATGACGAGGTCGTAGCCCAGCTTCATGCCGTCAAGGAATACCCGCAGGGCAAAGGGACTTCCGAGGACATCGTCCGCGTCAAGACAGGTGAAGCAGTCGCCGCTTCCGGCATCAATGCCGCTCTGGCGTGCCTGCCCGCATCCGCCGTTCTCTTTCCTGTCCAGTACCCCGATGTTCAGCCCCAGAGCCGCCCAGTATCTGGCGCAGTCGTGGTAGCTGCCGTCCGTGGAGGCATCGTTGACGATGATGACCTGGATCTCGTCTTCGGGGTCGATCTTCTGCATGGCGATACTCGCCAGCGCCTTGTCGATGGTTTCATGGGCATTGTATGCGGGGATAATAACGTCTATCTGCATAAGAGGCCTTTCTTTAAGGAAGAGGGGAGCTGGGGAAACCCAGCCCCCCTCATTGGTTTAGTCGGGAGACTATATCCGATTAGGACAGCGCGAGGCTGTTGTCGCGGTAGGAGACAGCCTTGTTGCCGTCATACACCACGGCACGCAGCGGGCCGGAAGCGCCGTTGGCGTTGATGGAAGCCGCGTTGGCGTTGATCTCGACAGCCGTGCCGGAGCAGCGGGGGTCGGAACCGTCGAGGGTGTACCACGCTTTGTCGCCCGTGAAGCTCACACCGGCGACCTTGGAAGTGCCGTTGTAAGCGAGGGTCGGGGCAGCCGCAATGGCGGAGTTGTTGGCCAGCACGCACACGCCGTCAGCCTTGGCGTCCAGAACGAAAGCGTCGTACATCAGACGGATGTCGATGCGGTCGCCGGAAACGCCGGGAGGATTGTGGTGGAGGTTGTAGTCCTGAAGCTTCATGGGGTTCAGGATGGAGCCCTTGTGCGCGGCGATGGCGTCCACGCCAGCGGGGAAGTACTTGGAAGCGACCTTGATGACCTTGTAGCCGTCCAGTTCGCCGACCTGGCCCTTGACGAGGGTGTCCTGCGCCAGCTTGTCGGTGTAGATGAACTGGGGGTTCTCCTTGATCAGCTTGTAGCCGTTGGCGGTGACCCAGAGGGTACGACCGGATTCGGGGACGAAGTCCTCGTCAAGCTTTTCGGTCATGTCGAGAATGAAATCGACCATGCTGTTGACGTTGGGGGCGGTGGTGTAGGGAACCACGTTGCCAGCGCCGCCAGCCCATTTGGCAAAGCAGTACTTGTCGAACATGGGGATGGCCTGCTCGTCAATCTCGCGGCGCAGCTGGCGGTTCGCGCCCTGGGTGTTCATCTTCTCGATGTTCTCGCCCTTGTCGATGACCACGGAAACGCCCTTGTCCTGAGTCATCTCCAGTTCCTGAATGCTGTCGGTCTGGTCATGGACAGTGCCGTAGCGGTCGCTGCCGGAGCGGGTGTAGTTGGTGAAAGCAAAGGTGTCTTCGCTGTAGATTTTGACAATTCTTACGCCCTCAAAATCATAGGCGTTGGAGGCCGCACTCTTGGTGTAGCTCTCATGGTTGAAGCGTTCCGCCACTTTGGGCGAAAACTTCGCAGCATAGTTGGGCATGATATTCTCCTTTATTAATCATCCCAGCCAGCAAAGGCCGGGTCTACTGCGCGTCCTGCCCCGGCGCTCTTCCGTGAGCCTGCGGATCTCGCCGTGTTCTTGGCGTTCGTTTCCGCCGCGCTCAGTTTCTTCTTGAGTTCTTCAAGTTCTTTCGTGACCTTGGGCAAAGTGACGCGTCTGGTGTAAATGTCTTCAAATGTGGAATCCGAATCGCGGAACTCCTGCCAGACCTCCTGCGGGATGTCCGTACCCTTGATGTCGGGGTGAGACATGGCAAACTTCTGCAAGTCTGCCCGCTTGCGCTCGTCCCGTTCGTTCTTGGGTTTCTCTTCCTGCTTCTCCGGCTCTTTCTCCGGTTCGGGGGCTTTCAGCCTGTTGTTCCGTTCTTTCTGGATCTGCTCCCTCGCGGCGGCATCAGACAGGGGTCTGCCCGCTTTGGATTCGCGATCCACAAGCGCCTTGGTGCGGATGTCCTCGATCAGTTTGTCGATAGTGACTCCCGCGCTCTCGGCAACTTCTCCAAGGAATGTCTCATAGTCCTTGTACTTCGGCGCGTCCGCTTTCAAGGCGTCCCTCTCCTGACGGATTCTGTCGTAGTCAAGTCCTTTCTGGGCAAGGGTTACGGTTTCTTCTCTGGAGAACTCCTTGGTCTCCCCCAGATGCTTGAGCGTGAAAACTTCCGCTTTCGGCTCTTCCGGTTTCTCCTGCTCAGTCTGCGGCTCTTCGGTTTCCGGTTTCTCCTCCGGCTGGTCTGCCTTGGGTTCTTCCGTTTCTTCGGAGTCTTCCGTCTCCGCTTCGGGTTCTTCGGCATCCTCCGCTTCGGGGGTGGTTTCCTCCTCTTCGGATTCTTCGGCTACTGGGGTATCGTCCTCATCGTCCCAGCCCGACATGTCGATTTCTTCTTCCACTTCGACTTTTTCGTTTTCGTCCATGCTGTTCCTTTCCGGCTATGGTTGGCCGTTCAAAAGACGCTGGTCTGCGTCAGAATTTACTTTTCAGATAACTGCTTGTAGATTTGATGTGCGCCCGTGGCTCCGAGTCCTGAGACGATCCCTACCGCAACTGCCGTCAGGATGTCTTTAGCCGGGAAGTCCGGCATCACTTTCATTCCAACGATGCCGAGGACTGCGCCGAGCGTGCCGCAGAAAACCGGCAGCCACTTGTTGTCTACCGCCGTTGCCTTGACGATTTCGGCGGCAAGAAAGCAGATAATCGTGATGGCGGCTACGCCAGCAATGCCAAGCATTTCCATCTTTCACTCCTCCTTATACCATTCCCTCTGTGTTCCCCTGTTCTACGATCTTCCTCTGCAATGCTCCGAAACCGCCGCCCGTGTTCGGGATCTCCGGTTTCTCCTGGTTGAGGATGGGCGCTTCGGGTGCTGTGGGTGCGCCCTGCTGCCCCATCTGCTGCTGCATCATCATCTGCTGCTGCGCCGCCTGCTGTTTCAGTTCGTTGATCAGGGCGCGGCGTGCAGGAATGTAGCCATCGGGAATACGCTCCATGTACTGGAGCAGGGTGATCTGCTTCTGCTGGAGCAGATTGTCCAGGGTGTTCATGGAGGCGATCTCCGAGTAGTACGAAGATGCGCCCACGTCCAGCTTCAGAAGCATGGGGTGGTTCTTCAGTTCGCTGAAGTCAAACTCCATCGGGACTTCATCGGGAATCTCCACGCCCGCAAAGGCAGCCGCCTGCTGGACTTTCTCCGGCGTGGGCGTGTCCACTTTGCGCGTCTTGTAGAATGTCGCCATGAACTCCAGATAGATGCGGAACAGATCCTCCATACATTGATAGAGGTTCTGCTTGGTGAGTTCGGTCGGGGTCGCCGCCGCCCTCTGCAAAGCGATGATGGCGGAGGTGTTGTCCGGTCGGGTGTCGCCGAGGGCAACAGCCGTAGCGCCGAGGGATTCCTCCGTCTGGTTGACGGCAAGCTCTATAAACTGGGCGATCTGCGGGGAGATGGTGGCGGGATCCATGATCCTTGCCACGGTGTTCACATCGCCGCCGTTGATGCCGATGGCCCCGCCTACCCTGTTGTCCCACTTGGAGACGCGGGTCTTGTCATAGATGACCTTGGGGTATGCCGTCTTCAGGAAAGACAGCATCGATGCCGCCCAGATTTTGTTGACGAAGATCTGGTTCGGGATGAGGCCGGTAATCATGCTCTGCCCGTGGTAGCAGTTCTGGACATAATCCCAGTTCAGCCAGTTGATGGGGTACAGCGTCATCTCCGTATCCCACGGGGCTTTCACGCCGCAGTTGCGGGTGAACTCATAGCACCAGACAGTGTCTGTTTTTTCGTTCTTCCACATCAGCAGAAGCACGGTGCATTTCTCATCGTCCCCGACCGTCTTCACGGAGTCGATGTCGCGGTCGTCATCGTCAGGGGCAATGGAGGCATAGTCCTCCATGCCGTTCTCTTTCGCCCTCTTCTGGGCATCACGG